GTCAAAGCTTGGACTGCAGTTTCTGGCGGTGTTACCGTCAGGGGCTATAGCGAGACGTTTTATACGTCTTTCCAGGTGTTGTCGGGAAGCGCCCGTCCTTACGAGGATGAGCGCGTGCTTAAATGGGCGGCATCCGAGCCGTTCGCTGAGTTTAAGCGAAACGCTGGGAGTGATATACCGATGCCGGTTCCTCATGTGAGGAATCCGATTAAGGCTGGAAACCTTGCAACGGTGTTAGCTCTTTTCACTCAATTGCGTAAGTCCTAGACTTACACCAACCTCCTTCGGAGTCTTTATGCAATTTTCGAAAGTAGAACTTTCGGTTAATGGTGCCACTATCTCCTTCCTGCCCTTCGACCGCAATGGTCAGAAGTTCGTTTATCGAAAGGAAGGCGTGACTCTCCAAGCACCTCAGCTCGGTGTTACCACCAAGCTGTCGGACGCCACCGGCGACTCCTATGAGGTCGTAAGCACCACCCCTCGGGTGAAAGCTGCGGCCGAAGGTTGTTGCGACGGTGATACCCTGCTCGGCTCTGATCTGCTGTCCACTAAGTTGCGTTTTCTCGCAACCAGCAGCGAAGCCGACCGCAAGGCCGTCATCGATCAGCACATCGCGGAACTGCAATATTTCCGTGATACCTTCGCTACTCGCGGCCAGCTGTACTCGTAAGAGTTCAGTCGGCAAGTAGTTCTCTCTGACGTAAGTCAGGTAAGTCAAAGGATACGTCCATGCAATCACGTAATGTGTTGCGAGCACATGGGGTCGCAATGACTCCACATGTGCATTTCGCCCGAGTAATCGGTCGGATTGGAGAGATACTTGGCGGCAACGGGCAACCCGCACCCGCCTCGTTTCAAACTCCTGATTCGTTTGCTGCTCAATATCTCCGCTATAATCTCAGCCGAAAGGCATCAAGGTTGTATGGGATAACGACAGACCCGTCTGCCCGAAAGGAACGGACGATTAACGGATTTCTCGCTCGCGAGTGTGTCAACGCGGTTATCAACGCCACGCGGACATGGGGTTACAGTAGCGTTACCGGCGAGTACGAGAGCGATCTCCTAGGAGACCGTCTCTTGTACAGGGCCCGCGATATCATCCGTGATATCGTTGGCGAACGTCCAGCTTTCCAGAGAATTTTGGACGGCTGTTCATTCGGTAACGGCGCAAGTGCTACTATGAAACGTACGGAAAGCCAGGGACCTAATAAGTTCTTGTATGGCCGTAGTGTCACAACAAGACTGAGGAGTTTCATCGCACATGCGATTAGAACCTCTCCTGTTTGGGCTGAACTTACTAGCAGCGATCCTGTTATGTATATGGATGCCCAGGGCAGGAACACACTTCCTGATTGGCGATTGGCAACAGTCGCCGGTGCTGTCATGGACGTTGTTGATAAAACAGCCGAAATTGACCGCATTATCCTTAAAGAACCCGAGCTTAATGGATTTCTCCAAAAAGGAATCGGGCGGGAGCTCAGGCGGTTGCTACGCATTCCCCTTGTCAATACTGACGGAGTTGACCTCGATCACTCGGGGTCCGTCAATAATGAGCTGGCCCGTTATGGGTCGCTCACAGGGCGCGTCGCAACTGTGGATGGCGAGAGGGCATCGGATTCACTTACGATTGCACTCTACGAGTTCTTATTCCCTCCTGCATGGTTTGAGTTGCTAGAAATGGCACGCTCACCCTATGCCGTCGTTGACGGTCGTTTGACACGACTTGAAATGATGAGTGGAATGGGAAACGGTTACACTTTCGAGGCCGAGAGCATTATCTTTTATGCCATCGGTCTCGCTTGCGCTGAGAGATCAGCCCTGCCGTTCGCGGAACGTGTAGTCTCCATCCACGGCGATGATTTGATCGTCCCAGCTGACGTTCGCGAGGAAGTACTTCTCGCTTATCAGGCTGCCGGCGTCGTCGTGAACGTCGAAAAGTCGTTCTTCGATGGCCCCTTTCGCGAAAGCTGCGGGGGTCATTATTGGAACGGCTTCGACGTCAAGCCATTCTACCTGAAAAGGCAGGACGGGCGGACACGCGGTGACTGGTTTTGGCTCGCTAACTCACTCCTGTTGTGGCTTAACAACCGCTCAGATGAGTATCGGGCATCGCAACAAGGCAAGGATCTTATCCAAGTGTTGTCATACCTTAACTGGTATGCAGCATCTGGTAAACCTGCCGAGTGGCGAGTACCGGTTGACTCAAGTCGTCGATCTGGTTTGTACTCTGATCCACCTAAGTTGCGTGGTGGTTCGTGGAAGACCAGAATGGTGAAGGCCGTGCGGGTGACTGAAAAGTTACCTGAAGATGGTTCGTACCTCTCTTGGCTCAATGAGCCGAAAGTGACGACTGTCTATGATCTTCTGTTTCCCAAAAGGAAACCGACGAGCATCTACGAAGCCGAC